AAATTTCAGAATGAAAAATTATTGAACGAAATACTTTATAATAAAAATCAAAAGTAACAAGGCACATGGGTGTCAATCAAACATGGGTTTGGTTTCATAAGTTATTTAAAGATTTACACAATACCTTAAACACGGATTAAAAAATAAAATGGCAACAACTAAAATCGCGGATGTAATAGTCCCAGAGAGGTTCACCCCATACGTTCAGCAATTAACCGCTGAAAAAACAGCATTGATTCAATCGGGAGTTGTAGTTAGAGACTCAGCTCTTGACGCAGAATTAGCTGGTGGTGGTGTTGTTTTTAACAGCCCATCTTTCAAGGACTTAACCAACGATGACGATAACGTATCGTCTGATGATGATGGAACCAGTTCTAGTCCAAAGAAAATTGGAACTAGTAATGAAATGCAAGTTCGTCTTAGCAGAAACCAAAGCTGGTCTTCTATGGACTTAACTGCTGACCTTGCTGGTGCAGACCCCATGGGAGCTATCGCAACAAGAGTTGGTAACTACTGGGCTAGAAGACTTCAAGCAGCTTTTGTTGCTACTGTAAAAGGTGTCTTCGCAGATAACGATGCAGCTCCTGCTGGTACTGAGCACACCCGATATGACCTAACAAAAGACATTAAAGGTGCTTCTTATTCTGCTGGTGTTACCGATTTCAGCGCAGAAGCTTTTATCGACACCCAAGCCTTACTAGGAGATGCAGCTGCTGATCTCGGAGCTGTAATGGTTCACTCAATTGTTTTTGCTCGCATGAAGAAAAATAATTTGATTGATTACATTCCAGATTCCAACGGAGTTGTGAACATTCCAACCTTCTTGGGCTTGAGGGTTATCCAAGATGATTCACTCCCTTATTCTGGTGGTGTTTTTGAAACTTGGTTATTCGGTAATGGTGCTGTTAGATGGGGTCAAGGCGCTCCTCAAGTTCCGACTGAAATAGATCGCGCTCCTGCAGCTGGTAATGGTGGTGGACAAGAAACTTTGTACAACCGTACAGAATGGATAATTCACCCAGTAGGTCACGCATATGTTGGAACCGCTCCAAACGGTGGTCCATCTAATGCTGCTACTTCTAATAATTTGGCAAACGCAGGTAGTTGGCAACGTGTTTTCCCTGAAAGAAAACAAATCAAAGTAGCTCGTCTTATTACAAGGGAGTTTTAATAATGGTTAAAGGATCCCCAAGAATAGCTCAAAGAGGAAATCCTGCAACCCAGGAGATTATAAAGCAGACATTCGTAATCAAAGACGGTTCTATAACTGTTGATGGTGCCTCGGGTGTCGGCTTTGGCTCCGCAGTAATAGGTGATTTCCCAGAAGGTAATTTATTGTTCTTAGGAGCAGTTTCCTATCTTCAGTTTTTCAGCGCAGATGCTGGTGTTACTGCAACCTATGATGGAGATTACTCTATCGGAACAGTCCCAACAGCAGATGCTAATGTTTCTGATTCTGGTGAAGCGAATATTATTCCTTCGACAGCATTAGGAGCAGCCACAGCCAAACTTTCTCCTGTCGTCAGGGGAACTCAACCCAATGGTTCCTTAGCTGGTGTTGTGTTTGACAATACTGATGGGTCTTTGGAATTGAACTTAAACTTACTCATTGACGATGCTGCTATAAGTGCAGATGATGTAGTATTAACTGTTAATGGTACTGTTACTATTCTTTATAGTGTACTAGGAGATGATTAATGAGTATAGAAGAAGCATTATTGCTGCTTGATCCAAAAAATGATGAACAGTGGACAACTGACGGATTACCCAAAGTTGAAGTAGTTGCTACTCTAACTGATAATCCCTCTGTAACAAGAGCTGACATCACAGCTGTGAACCCAAACTTTAACCGCAAGAGTTTACTAGAACCTGAAGTCAACCAAGAGACCGAGGAAGAAGAAAAATCTGAGGATCCAATTTTAATTTTAGATACTAAAATTGCGGAAGTTAGAGAAGAGATTTACAGCTTAGAAAGAGAAAAATTAGAGATAACTAAAAAACTTTCTGTAAAAGAAATCGAATTAGATGCTTTCTACACAGAAAGGGAAAAGTTAATTCCTAAAGAAACTCTGACAGAAACAATTCAAAAATACATAAAGAGTGAACAAGAACAGAGAATGTCAAGAATTGGCGGTATTGAATTAGCTGTTCAGACTGCACTCAAAGCAAAAGAGAAAATAAAAGCTCCACAAACAAATGCTCCCAAAACCTAAAAATATTTGGCAAGCTGTTTTATACAGGATGAGGAAGAAGAGGATAGCCTCTCTTCCTCATCCTGACCCTGAATAGAAAGAAAACAAAATGGCTTTAATAGTTGAGGATGGAACTGGCCTGGAAACATCAAATGCGTATGTAAGTGTTTCCTATGTTACTGAATACCTGACCGAAAGAAACAGACACACAGCCTGGGCTGCTCTTTCTACACCCATCAAAGAGGCTTCTATAATAAAAGCCACAGATTATATAGAAATGAGGTTTTCAAAAAATTTCGTAGGAACTAAATTAGTTGAAGATCAATCTTTAAGCTTTCCAAGAGAGTACGGTTCTTGTGAAACTGATTACGGATTACTACCAAAAAATTTATTAAAAGCTTCTGCAGAACTTGCAGTTAGAGCTGGTTTGGACACAACTACAGAGTTGATCACCGATGATACCTCTGGGCTTGTTAAGAGAAAGAAAGAAAAAGTTGGACCAATTGAAGAAGATACAGAATATGAAAATTCTTTTAAAACTTTTGGTGGGATAGTTAGCTCGGATGTTATTGAAACATATCCGATAGTTGATTTACTTATAGAACCACTTTTAACCTCTTCTAAGGGAGCTATTAGCTATAGATAATTATGGTAAATGAGTTACACATAAAACTAGCACAAACAGCAAAAAGACTCATTGAGAAGAATGGTAGATTAGTTGTATTAATAAATAGTGATAGAACTAATACTGATGCCGCAGTTCCTTGGAGGAGAAATTTAACTCCTTCTGATGGCGGTACAGAAATTTCAGTGAAGGCTGTTTATGTCTATCCAAGTGGTGATACTAGGATGGGGTCAGAAATAATTTTAGATGGCATTTCCTTGAATAAAAAATATAAATATTTAATCTTTTCAGAAGATAGCAGCCCAGGAAATGATTATTCTAAATTCTCCTATGTTCAGGATGGAGCAGAGTTATACAAAATAAACACACACCAAGAACTTAAACCAGGGGAAAAAACTATTTTACATTTGATGGAGTTAGATCAATGATAGAAACAATAAGAAATGAATTAATAAAATTGGTTTATGACGCCTGGAAAGCTAATCCTGACTCAACAGTTTATCCAATATACTTTTATGATGTGGATGACAATAAGCCTTCAGACGGCCTGGAAGTTTGGTGTAGAGTTTCTGTGACACATGTTACGGGATCCCAAGCAACTCTTTCTAACCAAGATAATAAGAGAAGATGGAGAAGAACAGGGATTTTAATGATACAATTATTCACACCTATCGGTACAGGTTTATCTTTGTCCGATAAATACAGTAAAATTATTGTTGACGCCTTAGACGGTTCTTCAACTGATTCTTGTGCCTGGGTAAGAAATGTTCGGGTAAATGAATTGGGAAGAGAGGGAACATGGTGTCAAACAAATATAATTGCTGATTTTGAGTATGATGAGGTTAAATAATTATGCCATGTCCCGTTAATAAAATTGACTCTAACATAACTGGTCTTCGGTACGCAGAAGAAGAATGTATCGGAGAACTACCAGTAACACCAGTTTGGAAACCACTTGAACCAAACTCGTATAAAGATTTTGGAGCAGAGTATACACAAGTTGCGAGAAATCCTATAAAAACCAACAGACAAAGGTCTAAAGGTGTTTTAACTGACCTCAAAGCTATGGTTGGATACGAAAGTGATTTTGTCGGAGAACAATTCACCGACATACTTTCAGGATTCTTCTTCGCAGCCTGGAGAGATAAACCTTCTGAAATTTGTAGTTCAGTAGATAGCACAGATTACACAGTTGCCGATGGTTCTGTCTTTGCTGCGGGAGATTTAATTCTAGCAGAAAATTTTGCTATAGCTGGCAACAACGGATTAAAGGTCATTACGGCAATTTCCACTAATGACTTATCCGCAGCAGGTTTAGCCGCAGAAACCCCACCTGCAGACGCAGTAGTTAGTAAGGTTGGTGTCAGAGCTGGTTCTGGTGATGTAACTCTAACTGTTAGTGGATCTGTAGTAACATTGGGCTCAACTACATTGGACTTCACTGACTTAGGACTTCAACCTGGGGAATGGTTTTTTGTGGGTGGTGACTCAACAAGTAGAAAGTTTGCCACAGCAGCTTGTAATGGTTTTTACAAAGCTAAGACCATAACTGCCACAGCAATTGTTTGTGATAAATGGCCGACTGGGGCTGTGACAGATGCAGGAACTGGTAAGACAATTGATATTTTCATTGGCAATCTTTTAAAGAATGAAAATACACCAGAACTCATAACTCGTAAGACTTTTCAATTTGAACGCTCTTACGGATCTGCAGGCTATGAGTATGTTGCTGGTTGTGT